GAGTTTCTTCAGGAGAGATGTCATAAATAACGTTCTCTAAGTCCTCACGAATACCTTTTACGTCATAGCTATCGAATGTATTGGCTGGTTGTGCCATAATATTTCTCCATTAACTATTTAAAATTAATCCAAGTGCATCATCGATGCTACCTGAATCCCTAAGTTTTGCCTTTTGGCGAGAACGTACTTTAGCTTGACTAGTTGGTTGTTTCTTAGCGCCTGGTTTTACCATTGGTGTCTTAGACTTGACTTTTACTTTAGCTTTAGACTTGCCATTGATAATATCCTGATACTTCATAGCATCATTAAGCACCTTTATCGCTCTAGCATCTGTAATTAAACCAATCTCATCGGCTGTATAGCCATAATGATTTTGACCTACATTAACAAGTTGTTCCTTTAATCGTGTTGCCTTTTGTGGCTCTGCAAATTCAGGAATTTCTCGTTGAAGGACTTGCATTTGTTCTTGCAAATATGCTTGTTTAGCAGTCTGTTGAGCTTCACTTTGTTTTTGTGTGACTTGCTCAAGTTGTGCCATCTTTGCATTGTAACCACTCATCTTTTCTTCATACTCAAGATTTTTTTGCATATATCCAATAGGATCAGCATCAAAGTATTCTTTAGTAGGTTTCACAGGTGGTGGTTCAAATCCTCCTGACTGTAACGATTGATACAACTCAGCTAATTGCTGACGTTCATTAGTTAAGGCTTCATAAACCGATTCAACTTCTTTCTTTTGTTGAGCCGCTTCTTGCATACCTTTTTGGACATACTGTTGCCCACTATAGCCTTGCTTTAAGTCATCTAAGGTTACCTGTTGCTCAACTCCATCTACCTTAACAGCAAATGTTGTTGGCATCTCAGGTTCTTCCTGACTTGCATCCTCTAGGTGGTTTTCGTCATCCGATTCTGAAGCAAGAATTTCTTCTTCTTCAGTTTCTTGATCCGATTCAACTTCTTCTTCAATATCAGACTCAGCAGAATCTACAACTTCTTCAGTTGCTTCCTCTGTTGCCTGAGTTTCTTCTTCAATTACAGCTTCAGTTGTTTCTTCTTGTACTGGCTCTAGAATGCTAGTTAAAGCACTATCTACGTCAGTTACTTTAGGTTCAGTCGTTTCGCTCACGGTGCTGATTCTCCTTTAGTTAGTTTGCGATTGTACATTATCTCATCCGTTTGCACGGAGTCGAAATAATCGTCAATCTTTCTAAGCGCACATATCATATCGTGTGCTTTCTCTCGCTGATCCGTTGTCGAATCTGCATTTACAAACACAGCAATTTGCTGATCTGTAATTTCTTTTAAGGCTAATTTAAATGTATCGTCAGCCTGTAATGTTCTCATTTTAGCGCTTTTTTCAACTATTGATAAGTTGTTTGCCACTAGAACCTACCTCCAGTAACAGCTTGAGCTGGTGATTCTTGAGGGTATCTAGGCTCTTTTTGTTGACCTTTAATTGTTTCAACGTCTACCTTAGTTCCGTATTCACCAAGTATCTTAGCTGCGTCTGTTAAAAGGTCTTGATCCATCTTATCACGCTCTCTGTCATCAACTGCAATAGCTTTTTGTGCATCTATTTGTAGTTTAAGCATATTCATTTCAGCTTGTTTATCAGCTTTGTATTGTTCAGCTTGTACAAGTGCTTCAGCTTCAGACATTTGTTGATTCTGTTGTTCTTGCTGTTGCTGTTGCATTATAAGTTGTTGTTCCTTCTCAGGAGTCATTGGCTCAAAGTAACGATCTACATTTTTGATGCCTGATAAAGCTAACATATCACCTAAAGTATTTCTTAGACCTGACATTGTAACTAAACCATTAGACGATCCATAGGTTGACCATATTTGCATTTGCATCGTGAGTGCTTGGTTTAATGCCATAGCTTTTGATTCTTCTTTACCAGTACCAAGTCCAACATTTATGCTTACATCCATGTCTGTATTCCAAGATCGTGGATCAAGAGGTACAAATTCACCATGTAAACGCATTAGGGTTTCTTCACAGCTATTTTCTACAAGTAGGTGGAGCATTAACTTAAATAATTGTTTAAACCCACCCTCTGCAAGATTTCGAGCCATTGTTTCTATTTGTGCTGATCCTTGTTGTGCTTGTAGACGAGCCGCTGTAGCAGAGGTATTTTGTAATGCATCAGGATCAAGCCCCATAGAAGCTCTGCTTACTCCTGATTTAGCTTCAGTAGCATCGTCCATGTATTGCATCGCAGTTAATACCTGACCTGCGACAAAAGGAGTTGCAATATCTACAAGCGCTTGTGGTGATTTCATTCTAACTAATGCACCTATCTCGTTGTTCATTAAATCGTCTACGTTGACTTGACCTTGTACATAACCCTGTCTAGGAGTGTTTGTTAAAGCTACATTGTCTAACATTCCTCTTAACATTGCTGTGGAAGAATCTTGATCATTCATAACTAAGTCTGCAACACTACGACCAAAGAATGTGTGTGGTTCAGGATCAACTTCAAATACTGCAAATGGTATGTCACCGTAAGGCTCACATTCTAATAGTTTGTTATCACCACCTGCCATTAGTATTTTGTACATAGAAGCTATGCCAGTACCTTCTTTGTCCATTTTCATGTAGGCTTCAGTAACTGCTACACGTTTCATAGATAGGTCTGTAGATTGCTCAGTATCTTCTTGCTCATAACCTTTGCGTTCAAACTGTTCAGAGTCTTGATATGTGTCATCACTACTTAAACCTGACAAGTTAGACATTTCTTCAAAATCATAACCCATCTGTACAAGATCGCTTACACGCATTTCTGTTCTATGTGCTACCACATATGCATCTTCAATAGATTTTGCATTGCGATCAATAACAAATTCTTCAGGTGGTACTGAAGCCATCATTAACTTGCCCTTCTCTTTTCTGTAGCTAACTTTAAGTGAATATTGTGGCATTTCCATTTCCATGCCATCCTCACCCATTTCCATAGTCATTTCCATAGATTGTTCAATAACTTCTACATCAGGCTCATTAACAATAACGGTCATTTCTTCTTCAGTTACGTTTGTGTAGTTATAGAATTCTTGTTTTGTGTTATCTTCCCACCATACTTTAATAACACCAGTTTTTTTAACAAGTGCATCGTGTATTACATCATTGAGGACTGTGTAACCATTTAATTCTTGAAATCTATAATTGATATATTTAGTGGCTTGTTCTGCGCTTTTAACATCGTTTTGATCGCTAGGCACAAACTCAACTGCATTTTCAGCGCTTAAAAACACACGCATCAATGATGGCTTTATAGCTCTAATAGTATCACGAACCTTAGTAGCAACTATTTTTGATCTACCATCTTCTTGCCCAATATCAACTTCACCTTCAAAATAGCGTTGTGACTTAATACGATCTTCTGCTATTTCACTCTCAACAAAAGATATGGCACTTTTTACTGCATCAGAAGCAATATTTTGTACTTCATCTTCACTCATTGCTTTCAATTGTGTCTTTGCCATTTTTTCTCCTATCAATTAAGGTGCAACAACATTTTGTGTCATTTGGGATGCAAAATCTAGCAACCCATTTAAATAATTACGTTCTTGAGTTGTTTGATTACCACTTACGTTACCAACAACATTACCACTTACTTTTGATCCTTGTGTGATTACATCATTTATAAGTTTTTGTAGCATGTTCATTGCATTATCATCTATTAAGGCTTTTCTTACAAGTTCAGGGTTTCTACTTGTAACAATATCTACTATACCACTAGCTGTTTTTTCATCAATACCACTTTCTGTAATTGCTTTGACTAATGGAGCAGTTATTGTCATTACAGCATCTCTACCTGACTGAGCATTACCCATTTTGAGTGCTTCAGCTAATAATGGGAATGATGGAGAACCTGATCCTTCAGGCATTTTACCAGCTGCTATTTGTGCTTTACTTGCTGTACTTGCTTTAGTAACAATATCTTCAAATGCTTCATCAGGGAACACCATTCTTACAACTTCTTGTAAATTTGTGTTGCCATCAGCTAATTTACGAGCTATTGATGGAGCATCTTTGCCTTTAATTGTTGTTAACATGCCATCTCTTAGACTTTGCATAATATTAGGTACATCAGCTTCGTCTTGCAAGTTTAAAAGATAATCTTCAATCTCGTCAGGTGATTTATTCCAAGCAGTTTTACCGTATTTATAGGCTTCTCTTGCTTGTCTAAGATTAAAAGCATCTGTCCTGACTTGTGCTAGTGATGGACTAAATTTATCTAGAGCTTCTTTAAGATCAGACATGACTGACTTATAAGCTGTAGATAATTCTGTTTCACCCGCTCTAAATAAACGATCTTTTTCGTTTCTAATTGCTCTATAGATAATTTCAGCATCGTGAGTAGTAGGTTGTCTTTTGAGAACAATCTCATCATCAATAATTTCAAAGAAAACATCTTTTTTGCCAATTTTTTCTGTTTTCTGTAGTTTGTTGATTGTTGCTAATCCACCATCGAATTGTTTTATAGCTTGAAACAACGCATCTGTCATTTCACTATCAAGTTCTTTGTTGTTTGTAACTAAAACTTTGTCATACGCTGCTCGTTCTTGATCTTTAAACTTTTTATCTGTCTTTTTGTATGCTGTAATTAGGTTATCGTCAGCAGTTCCTCGACCAATTGATGATTGCATAGCAGTAATAAGGTCTTTTCTTGTTTCTAGTGGTCTTAGTTCTATTTCATCAGCTAGTTGGTTACGAGCTTTAGGGTTACCACGTACTAATTGTTTGATTGCAAACAGCAATGATTTGTTTTCTGTCATCAATTCACCACGCATTACAGCCATAACAATTTCATCTTCAGTTAAACCTGTTTGGTTAACTAATTTAGTAAGCTCATCTCTAACTGGCTTATCAATTTTGTTTTTACCACCTTGTCTAGTCACTAATTTAGCTATACCCTTGCCACCTAGTGCCATAATTGGAGCTAATACTGCTGAAGCCATAGCAGTTTGGATTATATCTGTACCCATTCCAGTCATTGTTTCTTGTTCTGAAGCACCCAATCCATAAACACCACCACTAGTAGCTGATCTACCAGTTACATTAAGTATGCTTTGTGATGTCACACCTGCGTCTGCTGTGTTCTTAGTTGTTTTAGCTCTACCAAAACTCTTTAGAAATGTAGTTCCTGTTTTAGCAATTCTTGTTAGGTTACTAACTGCCGCAGACCAAGCACCTGGCCCGCCAAAGATAGCTAACACGCTTGGCAAAACTGCACCACTCATTTCTATGGCTAATGCTTCAGCTCCGTGAGCATCTCTATAATCATTTAATTTGGCTCGTATTTCGTTTCTTGCTGTTTTATAATCCGTGTCGCTATCTATTAAGGATTGTGCAAACGCTTGTATTTCATCTGCAAAACCAAATGTTAAACCTTGCGCAAACATTGATCCTTGCATCTTTTCAACAGGAATAGCGCCACTACCCGGTTCTGAAATGCTAGGTTTTGGCAAAGCATCTATCATTGCTTGTTGATCTGCTGATATTACTCGATCTTTAGACTGTAGAGCTTTTTCTTGATCTAGTATTGCCTGTTGTGCCGCTGATATTGCCATATTATCTACTCCTACCTTGCATCAAACCATGCTTTGCGCCATTCAAAGTCTTTCTCCTCATATGCTACTTGATCAATACCTATCTTTAACAAACTATCTATTTCAGCTTGATTTAGATTTGACCATATAACTTTGTTATGTGCTTCTTGACGTTTTAACATTTCTGTTGCGAATGTGCTAAATTTACCATCACCACCAGTTAATAACATAAGAGCTTGATCACTAAATTCCATTGCAAGTTTTCTTCTAACCCTTATTTGTGCGTTGATCATTTCAATCAATTTTTCAGGTGGTAAATTAAGATCAAGATTAGTTGACATTGCCATTTTCATTTCTTTTTCTGATAATGCACCAAAAGTTGCACTATTAATAACTCTAATACCTAATTGGTTTTGTATACCTCTTAATAATGAAGTATTAGGATTTGTAGATGGTAATCTACTATTTAAAACACCTGTTAGTGCTTGTTTAAATTCTTCCTCACTTCCGTATTCAGAAGGTGGTCTAAGTGTAGCCAATGCTTGTTCAAATAAATCTATTTGTAAGAAATAATCTTGTGCTGTGTCGTAAGCCGCTTCACCCATTTCAGCAGCTTTCAGCTCATCTCTTGCTAACAGTTTTGCCTGTCTTTCTCTGTCTTGTTGTTGGATAATAGTTTCGCCATAGGAATCTAAATAAACTTTTTTAGGTTTTTCACGACCTGACTTATCTGTATGAATTTGATAATGTTGACCAGTTTCTTGATCGGTCATTATTTCACTTATTCCTAATGCATATTCTGATGCTGCTGTACCTCCATCAAGTCCTGTCATAGCCATATACGCTTTCCATACTTCATCATTCATAGTTGGATCAGCTTCTAAAATATCAGCTAAGTCTAAGGCTTCTTCATTGAGTGGATCAGATCGCAATATTTTTAACATTGCTACTGTGTCACCTTTGCCATTATCTTCAAGTGCGTATGCCATAGCATCTTTAACACTAATGCCATCAACTTCTAACATATCAGCAATAGCGTTCTTGCCTTGTTTACGTAGTACAGCAATAGCGTTTTGTTTGCCTTTAGCTACTGTTGCGTTATCAATTCTATTTTGAAAGGCTTGGTGCATACCCTGATCAGGTCGTAATGTCATTGAGTTAAAGCCTTGCCCAAGTCTTGCAACTTGCTCTTGACTCATACCTTTAAACATTTCGTTGCTTATATTACTTACTATGCCACCGAAACCACCAAAGCCTTGTTGTGTGTTATTTGCTTGTGGCATTGCTTGTTGTTGAGGTTGTTTGTTATCACCTAACAAGCCTGTCATTTGACCAAGCATTACTCCACCTAATAATTGTCCAAGACCTAAAGCCATTATGTACCTCCAGTATATCCACTAGCACCTAACGTCAAGTAATCAAACAATCCTGGTTGTTTTGATAACGTAGATGTGTTTTCACCTAAATTAGAAGCTCCAAGTGCCGCGTTTAGATATGGTAAACCAGCTGCTGGATGGTTAGCATAAGCATTAAACTTGCCTTGTGCTTGATCCATAACCATTTGTTGTAGAGCTTGTTGCATTGCACCTTGTGTTGCAAGGTTTTGATTAACTTGTTGCCCCATGCCAAATCCAAGATTACTAATTTGTCCTAACTGATTAGCTGCACCTAATCTTTGTTGTGCGCCTTGTAAACCTGCGCTTTGATTAGCTAAAGATGCTTGTAACTCTCTATTTATGTCACCAATACCACCTTGTTGATTTGCTAATTGACCTTGCATGTTGTTTTGTATATCTTGCAAAGCCATCTGTTGTGCATTTGCAAAATTAGATTGCCTAAGACCTGCTGATGATCTAGCAAGTTGTTCAAGTGATCCTTTACCTAACTCAGCACCTTGTAGTCCATGACGTGATCCACCAAAACTACCAGCTGCTTGTGCTTGTGCTGATAATTCGTTAAGTCCTATTTTTGCCCCTCTTAAAATGTCAGCTTCGTTTGCTTTTATAACTGAATCTGTGTAAGGATTCATGTATGCATCAAGGTTTGTACCTGAAAGTGTTTGAGGAGTAACCGTAGCACTTGATCCTACCGTACCAACTTGTTCAGGTGTGTAACCCATTCCTGCTAATGTTCCTGTTCCTGCGGCTTTGATACCTTGAGCCGCCATTGTATTGATGTTTGATGATGGTGTAGACTGAGAAGTTGTTATAGGTTGTGTAGACTGAGACGTTGTTATAGGTTGTGCTTCTGGATTATATGTTCCACCAGTCAATAGATGTCCTTGACCAGTTTTGTTTAAATGTTCTGTTAAAGAATTAATATATGTGCTTGAACCATACATTTTTTCACCATCTAAAATGTACTTCTGCCTATCCATAGTATTTATTCGTGGAGGAGTAAAGCCTTTTAAATATTCTGGTTGAATTGGCATTCCATTTCTGTCTATTGGGTTTAGACTATTAACGCCTTCTGGTTGAATTGGCATTCCATTTCTGTCTATTGGGTTTAGACTAGGTGGCATTCGGTTGATAGGAGACATGCCTCTTAATCCTTCAGAGCTTCCCATATTAATTGGTCTTAGGCTTTGATTACCACCCTGATATGCAGGGTTTAACTGCGTACTACCATCATCACGTACCCTACCATACCATGCTTGTGTTGGAGTGCCTTGCATCGTTGATTGAGGGTTGCCTACAGAAATAGGTTGTGTTTTACCTCCTGTCATTGGTGATCCTGCCATTTTTTATCTCCTATCTATTATTTCGGTAATAACTATCTTGGTAAACGCTACTATGTGGATTTGCATTATATTTTTTCTCTAAATTAGGTGCATCGCCAGGAGATACAGTAAATGTTCCTCCTGAATTTGCTACAAATGTTTGTTCTACAGGGGTTGTAGCTACCCCACTTACTTTCCCATGTTTGGATTCCCATAAAAACTACCACCAGTTGTTCGTGAAGGTGTAGCACCTTTACTGTCTAATCTGCTACTTAGACCAGTATTGTAATTGACAGTTGCATTTTGTCGCATGTGATCTGTTTCTGCTAATGCTTCTCTTTGTCTTTGTCTTGCTCGTGCTGCGCCACCACCACTTCTATAATTTGGGTTCGATGGTACGTACCCTCTACCATTTGGTGATCCACTAGCCATCATAGTATCTTCAGTAATACCCCGAGCCGGTGATGGTCTAGCTGTACTTGGTGATCCACCTCTACCTCCACTACCTCTTGATGCGTTTAGTTGTGCCATAGCATTAGCACCAAATAAAGAATCATATAATGCAACAGCTTCAGGTTGCGCCGCTTTTGTTTCAGCAAGTGCCTGATCATATATAGGCATTGAGCTATAGCCTGAAAACCCATTAAAGTCTGTAGGTGTTGGCATACCTGTTGTTGCTGTTAATGTGCTGTTAGGATCAAGCAAACCAAAAGCCTTTGCAGTTGCTATGTTGTTATCCATCGCTGCGTTTTGTGTTGCGTTGAAAGCTGCAACTTCCGGCCCGCGATAAGGCATGTACTCAATTCTTTGTACATCCTCTGCACGTTGTAAATTTCTAATCGCTGGTTGTTTTATCCAATCAGGTACTTCTGTTTTAGTAGTTTCACTTCCACCTTTTCCGCCGCCACCACTCATCTCAAAACTCCTTTATTAATGTTGTAAACTGTTCTGACCATCCTTTAGATTTTAAAACTTTCTTCCATCCTTTACGACCTGCTACTGTCATTCCATCACAGCCTTGTTGTTTACTCCATGCCATAGCATCATCATGCATGTCTGTAATTTGTTCTATTCCTTGCCCTTGATCTCCACCCGCTAAGAAAACATGAAGGACTTTCTTATTAGGATACACTACAATCTCTGTTACTGCACAACCGTTTGCGCCACCCCACAGTTGCATATGTCCACTTATTATCCCATCAACAATGTCTTTAAAGTCATGAGTATTACCTCCTTTGTTTAAAGCTGACTGTATCCAGTCTTGGCATCTCATCAATTCTTTTTCTAGTTTCATGGATCGTATTTTAATTTAACCCAAGCACCGTTCTTGCTAACGACAACAGCGTTTTGCGCTTCATCCCACATAATAATGCCATCTTGTGTAGCTTTGCTGTCAGCGTTATAGAACTGTAACTTGTTTCTTGTTGTTGTTAAAAAACTGTTTAATCTCTCACCCCACGGTTTCCAATCTACACCTAGTGGTGGTGGTGGAGTTTGTGTACTCATCGCCTACCTCCTGCACTCGCTTCTATACGCATTATTCCTGATCTCCAATTGTCATTACCTGTGCCTTGCACTTTTATACGAACTTGTCTACCCTGAAAGCGAACATCTGTTGGATTGCTAAGAGAAAATGCACCATGTAAGGACTCAGTCTCGTTTGGATAAAAACGTGCTTTAAATGTAACTTCTACTTGTCCTTGTGTTTTTTCGTCAGGTATTAGCTGTGTTACTTTCATTATGCTATCACCGTTACCAATACTAATTGATCCTGACTCAGCGTATGGTTTTGTTGAACCTGTATGTGTGTAACCTGTTTCTTGATTATAAAGATTACCACTAGCATCTGCCCATATAGGATTGCTAAACACTCCTGTGTCAACACCTGCTGTTCTGTTTAACTCACCAGTAGTCCAATGCCCTTCTTTGTAATCAAGTGTTACATATCTATCGTTCTCAATTGATGTACCTGAAGGATAAAACCACCATATTTCGCCATGTTGTGAATTGTTTATAGCATAAACTTTGCTTATTTGTGATTCGTTCATATCATCGAATACATAATCTGAAACTTCACAAGGCATTTCACGTGCAACAGAGCCATCAAATTTAAAAAAACCTTTCCTACCCATCCAAAATGCACCTTCATCAATTGCTACTGCTGCCTTTCTTGATGCTACTCCACAAGCTGTACCTACTCTTTCAAATCCATAAACAAATGGAGCGCCTGAATAGTTTGCAACGTGAGCATCATTATCTGTCAAAATAAGAGTTCGACCTCTCATTCGTAAACCTAACATAATTTGCCCAACAGTTTGTAACTCAAAATCACCAGCTTGGTTTGTCGCACTAGGTGTCCATGATGTGTTGTTTTCTTGATCACACCATGCTACTTTTCTAGGGTTACCACCGGCGCCAAGAGCAAAGACAAACCGTTCTTCAGTTACTACTAAACCTTTATTGTTAACTGGCGCATTAGCTATTACCTGTGCTACAACTCCTGTGTTAAGTTGCCATTCGTATATCTTGCCATCCTTAGATGAACAAGCCATAAGATATTCACCCCAAGTATCTAATGACCAAGTCGTAGCTTCTTGGTAAATGCCTGAACTTGTCGGTGCAGTTGACCAATTACCGTAACCGTAAAACCCACCACCATATCCAAGATTTAGTGAACCATTTAGATTTCCTGATGTCAGACCTGAAGGTGTAATATCGTATATTGTATTAGATGGATTTACATAATATAATTTGTTATATGTACCACCTGCTAAATACGAGTCATTTGCATTATCAAGCCACGAAAGCATTGCTCTAGGCGCTGAAGCAAATGCACTAGCTTTTCTAGTTGTCCATCCACCGACAGGTCGCATTGATCCATCATGCCATCTAACTAAACTAGCATCTCTCCATCTATTTGATGCTTGGAAGTCAGTACCGTTTCTATATTGACCCGGTGGAATATCTAAAGGTATTAATGCCATAGTTTTATGCTGCTATTTCTGTCCATGTAACTTCATCATTGTTAATTAATGTCCATGCAACTGAATTATTGTTTATCAATGTCCATGTTTCATCACCTTCTGCTATGTCAGACCATTTTAGCCTACCTTCTGCAATTATATTTGCTGTCGGTGTTGCTAGTGCAACTCCAAATTGTACAAAACCACCACTTGCTGTAATTGCTGAGTCTGTTGTTGATGTTGCGTTTCCAGTTAATATTAATTGACCATTTGATATAATAGATGAAACAGTATTAGACGGTGCATTACCTAATGCAAGTCTTTGCCCTATACTTGTAACAGAACTTTCTACAGTAGAGGTAACTGCTCCTAAACTTACTTTTGAACCAACAACAGTCGATGTTACAGTAGAACTAGATGTAGCTGAACCTACAACAGTAGTAAAACTTTCAGTCACTATAACAGTTGTACTAGCTGCTAATGCACCTGAAGTTCTTACTCTAACTGCATTTACATTGGCTACACCTGATGTAACTGATACTGTAGAAGCGCCTTCTTCTAAATCAGCAGTAGAGTATTTACCTCTATTATATTTATATTGACTATACTTCATTTGAAGTTAGTTTAATTTAATGTAATATCTAAGTCACCTGATGGAACACGGAACACATCTCCTGATTCTATTGTTTTACTAGCCGACAAAGTTGCATACACCATAAGATTACCTGATGTCAAAGCATCAAATACACCTACGTGTGTAACTGTTCCCCACGAACCAGTTGCAGTAGGAAATTCCACAGCTGCGTTGTTACTTGTTGTATCACCTGATGTCGTAAAATCAATTTGTTGTCTTGCATAAGCACTACCTGATAATTCAGTACCACCACCTGTTTCTCCGGGAGCTGATGTAAATAATCCTAAGTAATGCTGTGATGGTGCTGTGTAAGCAGCGCCTGCAAATACATGGTCTAGTATTTCTGTTTCTAAGAAGTTTGTAAAACTCATACTAATCCTCTCACTTTAAGTTTTATCCCTGATCCACTAAACCTAGCATCGTCAGAGCTTTCATTTAATCTAGCAACTGCTGCGCTATACATTTGCGCCCAAACTGCTACCCTTTGATCTTCTGCTAAGTACGGTGCTGAATGTAATAACGCTCCATAGAGGTATACATCAGGCGCTTCTAGTAAAAGCCAATTATCTGCGTTACTACTAAGAGAAGGTATCTTCTGATAGTAAAGTAACTCAAAATCTGTGTCTACTGATGGTGTAGGATACAATTGAAACTGCCCATCAGCATGTGTGTACATACTTGGTGTACCTGTTGCATTTTCATTAGCTGCACGTTTGTCAGCCATAGCATCTCGTGAAACTAAGTTAACAACTGTAGTTCCTGTGCCTGTTAAATGCAATCTTATCGTTTCAATCCAATCCGTAGGGAATTGCATATATTCATCGCCACTTGATTGTTGTCCATTTGATCTTGCTTCCATTTTCCAATGTCTAATATCTCTGTTGATCTGAGCTTCTGCTAACGCAACAAAATCAGGTATGACAGAGGTTAGGTCATCTCTGTTGAGAAAGTCTGCAATACTTGCTTTTAAGCCTGTGAATGTTGTTAATGCCATACTAAAATCCTAAGTTAGATTGTGCTTCTAATTCATATTGAGGTACGTTGCCAGTTAAATATTGTGCTTTAAAATTTTGTTGCTGATCAGGTGTATAGTTTTGCAACATCCTAATAACTTCATTTGCTTGTTGTGGATTCATGTTTTGTAACTCTTGAGCGAACATCATGTCAACGTCAGCCATTGGTTGCATGTTTGTCATTTCTGCATCTGAAAATGCTGAACCACCATAGCTTTCTTGTGGTGATGAACCACCTTTAATCATAACTTGTTGCGATGGTCTACCTTCAGGTCTACCACTTCTCTTTGTTTTTTCCATTAAATCTGCAATTTCATTGTTAGATACTGCACCAATGTTTCTTGGAGCATATCTTAAATCTTGCATACCTGTGCCTTCATAATAGTTAGGCATATTGTTAAACAAAGGGTTGTTAATTTCGCTTAATTGGCTAGTTCTGTTTACATCACCACCATATGATCCTTGACTTAATCTATTAAACTCTGCATCAGACATGCCACCTTTAGACAAAAAGTTTTCAGGTTTTTTTAATCCTTTTAATGAATTGGGTAGTTCGCTTCCACCTTGTTGTAAGGTTTTAAACTCTTTATCTGACATAGCACCTTTAGCACCATTTCTTTGCTCTCTTTCTTTAAAGAGCTTTTGTAACAAATCCATTACTCCGAAACCTTCGTCACCCATGATCTTGTCCTATGTTTGTTTGCATTAGTATAATCTAAAACTCCATATTGTTTCAAGTTTAGTGTCTAACAAACCTTTAGCTTTTTTATTATCTTCTTTAACTTGTTGTGCTTCTGATATTAACATTACAATCCTGAGAGTAGTCCTTTGCGTTCTAGTTTACCTTTATCTTCTAAGTGCCTAATAACTTTATCTGTTATTTGTACATACGGAGGTTCATTTCTTAGCGTTGCATAGTGTTGATCATGTGTAACATTGTCAGGATCAATTCTTCCTCTATTTTTACCATCAAATGCTGTTACAAAATTTTCACCAGTAAATCCTACACCTTTAGTTGCTTCTTTAGCTTCCATAAAATCAAATACAGTTAAATCTTCTGCAAACGGTCTTGTAGGATTTCCATCGCTTTTAAGTGTTGCATTGTAAGATGGATGCAATATACCAACACCTTCAGAGTTTACGCTTGTAGGATTAACATCACTAAATCTTGTGTTAGGGTTTTGATCAAGTGTAGCAATCATAGGAGTTGTTCCTCGTCTAGCACCTAGTAATTGAGGTTGTGTATTCGCTACACCAGCTTCTGCTAAAGACAAACCTTGCTCTGCATATCCTCCTTTGTTTTTGCCTTTGTATGTTTGTAAAAATGGTATGCTTGAGTTGTTTTTAGATGCTAAGAGGTATTGTATTTTCATCCTCTCTGAACCATTTAAGTTTCTCATAGCAAATTCTAAATCGTTATCTATGCCTATCCAATTAGGTGCAATGTGACTAAGTTTTTTGTCTAATTCAGCTTTCTCTTTTTTATTTAATCTACCTTTAAGTGCTGACAACATTGTTTGTGTTATTTGGTGTGAAAAGTTTATACCTGTTGGGTTCAATAGAAACTGTGATACTTGTGGTGTAATATCATGCATTCTCTGTATCTCTTGTATTCTTTTCTCGATAGACATCAATGGTACTCGATCTGATGCCCATGCATCTCCTTTTTTAATTGCTTCTAACATTTGACCAAACAATACACCACCGTATTGATTTACATCAATATCATATGTATCGTTAGCAGTTATAATTTTTTTTGCAGTTCCATCAGCACTAGCACGATCTGTCATAGTAAACATTACTATTTCACCTTCCATGCCTTGTACAGACTTTGGTTCTTGTTGCACAATGTCTGAGTTTTCTATTTGGACTTGTATTTCTTTCAGCTCATCGATTTTTTGATCTTGTGTAGCTCCTTTGTTTTTACCACTACCTACTTTTTGTCCTGTAATAAATTGCTTATCAGGATAAATTATGTTTGCCATGTAAGGACTTTGATTAGCTGCGCTCACTATACCATCTAACTCAGCCATAAATCTTTGTTGTACTAATGGATTAGTTGCAACGTCTATCGCTTTCTTGGCTACAAAGCCAACACCAACAAGATCAAGCATAGCTGAAGCTGGGTTTTTCTTAGCGTAATCTACAAAACCATCAAATGATCCATAGGTTTGTTTAATGTATGATCCAAACTCTTTTGCCATTGCACGTTGATCTTGACCAACACCTTGCATAATTCCCATATCTCCTACTGGTGTTAAAGTTAATACACCACCAAAAGCTAGATCAGCTACAGCATTACTTGTTTGTTTTGGATTAGTAACAGCAGTTGCGCCACCACGATATAACTCACCGATGTCTTTAGCTACGTTACCAAAAGAGAAGTCCTCAGTTCTTTCGTTGTTACCTTCACCCCAACCAAAGGCTTGAAAGAATGGACTTTGCGCTCTAAGGTTATATAGTTCTTGTGCTTCTTGATCTCTACGAGCTTGTAATTCAGGATCAACAGTTCTTATCGCATCAAACAAACCACCAGTTAAATCTTTAAAGCCATCCCATCCATCAGACAATAAACCTTTCATACTACTCCTTTAATCTTTCTTCGCATTGGTTTATCCCATGCCTCATTGTAAGGCTGATACCCTACTGCAAGGTAACGGAAGCTGTCTGCCCCATGTGATGCCCAATTGTGATCAGGTCGCATCCTCCATGTTGCTCCTGAGTCATCCCATTTTTTGCTATAGTTTAACAAACAATCTATGCCACGTTCACACTTTTGCTCATCAAAGTAGCACTTGTCTAACATCTCTCTAACTTTTTGTATGCCATCTTCAATTAATAACTGAGGTGCTATCTCTGTTTTATCAGCACGAATACCCATACCTTCTAATGTTTCTAGTCTTGACTTGCCTGATCCAAGCTCCCTGACTCTAATATCATGTGGGAATATGTATTGATCGTAGATGTATTCTTTGTCTTGTAGTACCTTCACGTAATGATCTAAGCCTACACCTGATGCTTCATAGTAATCTATTAAGTGTACTTCTGTGCCTATAAACTGTGCAAACCACATTGCTGTGCTATCTCCAACTCCTAGATCAAACGCAACAACAACGCCTTTACCACGATCATATCTTACTGTTGCTATACGATCTTCATCTCTAGCTCTACGCATTTCAGCACTATAATAACTTCCTTCCTGAAAAATTTGAAACGCTCCCATCCAAATATGCTCATATTGATCAGGTCGTTTTTCTTTATCTTCTAGTCTAGTTTGTTCTAAGACATCAGGAAACCACGGATTATCTGTGTAGTTTAGTTGCACTATCTTGGCATCTTTAGGTGGGTTATCTCTAAAGCGTTCATGTGTTGCGCTGTATTTTGACTCAGGGTTGTATGTAATCCACACCTCACTATTTACCTCCCTAACGCTAGGCAAGAGCAAATTCCAGGCTTTACCTGACACTTGCTCGGCTTCATCTACCCAAGCTAACAATATTCTAGCCTTAGATTTAATTGACTCTAGTGATCTTCTAAGACCTGCGAATGTATATGTAATGTTGCCATCTCTTGATCTAATGTACTTCTCTCCAATCTCATAATAATCAGCAAGAAAAGGCACAGACAATATAGCTGACTTGATCTCCTCTAATGAAGAATCATTAAGAGAGTTCATAAACTCACGACCACAAAGTATTTGTCCTTTAGTTGGTGGTACTGAGTTACCCCATTGATAACCTTTAATTGCAGTCATAAGAGCAAAAGAGCGTGTCTTTCCGCTACCTCGCCCACCATACGCTATACGATACCTAGCTTGCCCTTCAAATATTGGTACTAACTTAGGTGGTAATTCAATGTCAGCTTCATTCATTTTTTAGCAACTAAGTTGATTGTTGTTGGCATAGCTTCACCCTTAGTTGTGATGTCTTGATCCATCTTCTCATGGTATCCATGCT